GGCAAATCATTAGTTTAGAAGCTAAGACAAATACCAAAGAACAGTACTTTCGAGAAGGATTGAAAGAGTGTGCCGAGGTTATGGCTGCTTATTTGGATTTTGCCGAGAAAGTTACAATTGATCCGGAAAAGATCATTTTCACCTTCTCTCGTTCGCTTCCAACAGATTTAAGCTACCTAGCTGAGGCATTGCCTAAGTTGGCACCATACGTTTCTAAGAGGACGATTCAAAGTCAGATCCCGTTCGTCACAGATGTTGATTATGAAAACGAAATGATTGACGTCGAAAGCAGACAATCTTACCCAGACGGCGAGTATGGAGGTGGCATCGTTGAGTCAAATAGAAACAAAGTACTGGACCAAACGTCGAGAACTGGAAGATTTAGCAAGACTCAAAATGGAAAATCAAACGCTAAAGAAACTAAGTAGTGTCTTTCCTGATGCGTTGAAAGAAATTCAAGCGGAGTTATTATCCCAAGCTGATTTACACGATATTACCTATGCTGAGATGATGGAATTTTATAGTACAAGTGATCAGAAAAAATATCGTGAATACGTTGAAAAGAACTACAAATCACTGAAGATGTATGATGCAAAATACAAAGAGTTCATCGAAGAATACTTTCCTTCTTTCGACTACGCCAAAGTGAATCGACTGCTTCAAATGAGGTCAGATATTTTTCGAATTCTTGCAGAGAGTGCAATAGATGCAGATGTGAATAAATATTTTTCGGATCGGTTAGAAGATATCTTGCAACGTTCGTATGTATCAAACGCAAACGTATTTGCCCAGATTTTGAACGTAGATTTGCCGAATTACTTATCAAAGGAAGAACTTGAACGTTACCTGAACTATCCTTGGTCAGGTAAGACATTCTCGCGTCGTTTATGGGGCAATATTTCATCTCTAGAACAAAAGCTATCTAACGCCATTACAACTAGTGTAGCAAGTGGCGAAGGAGTTCTCGTGGCATTACGAACAATGCGAGAAGACCCAGAAATATGCGATATGTTCAAAAGGGAGGAATCGAAGTACAACAAGGCGATCGAAAATCTTGTGAGAACAGAATACGCTAAATTCGCTCAAGATGGTATTGAGAAATCTTATATTGAAACTGGCGTAGACGAATACAATGTCTTAACTGCAAAAGATGAAAAGGTATGTTCAATATGCGGTGGCAAAGCAAAGAACAACCCATACAAGTTGAGTGAAGCGATCATTGGTGAGAACCGTGCGCCTTTTCATGGCCGATGCAGATGTACAGATGTTCCTAATATGCCGAAACTAGGAAAAGATATTGATGCAGAGTATGAGCGTTTATTTGGAGATTTGTTGGATGAGTTTGCACAAGATAATTTCGGTGTTAATTTGAAGCGGAGGAAATAATGATGAATGACTTTAACGAAGCGGTACTGATGATCAGTGTAAATGTAGATGTTGCTGAGGTATACAAGAAGGCTATTGAAGCAGAAAATAGTCCCAATGGTTTAAGGGATCATTGGAATGGTAACTATGCATATGTTGTTATAGGAGACAGTAACATCATCTATCAGGATGATAAACCGGTAGAAAAAAATACAGTCAACCTAACTATTCAGCTCTTATCTCACACGCTACCAAACTTAAAAGAGACGGTTAGCTGGTATGAAGCTATGGGCGCAAAAGTAATCTATACAAACTATCGGGAGAAGTAAGATGAATCGTTACTTAGTGACCTTTTGGAAAGGTGCCAACAATGAAGAAGGAAGTTTTAAAGACATTGAATGCCTAATTAGCGATACTGTCAGAAAAAAACTTTTGACCGAACCGCCTAAATTTATCAACGTTATTGTCGATGATGGCGAAGAAATGATCTTAGTTACCGAGAATATCAATTGTATGAAACAACTTTACGGAAAAGAAAGTCTGGTTTGTTAACTAAGGCTTTTTTATTTTGTCCGAAATGACGTTAAACTAGCGCAATGCTGGGCTTAATTGAATGGTGGGGCGCAAACAATAAAACTCAAAGCAATGCGGGGCGCTTGTGCGAATCGTGGGGCGAAAGGAGAAAATTATGAAACAATCTATGCCAATGAATCTACAGTATTTTGCAGAAGGTGAAGGAGAACAAACTCCTCAATTCACAATGGACGACTTTAAATCTTTTGCTGAATCAAATGAAGACGCTCAAAAGTTTCTACAATCTCAAAGTCAATCTGCTGCTGACAAGCAGTTAGAAGCTTGGAAGCAAAAAAATTTAGAAACGATTAAGCAGGAAGCGATCAAGCAGTATGAAGATTCAAAGAAAAATAAATCACCTGAACAGGTTCAATTAGAAAAGCTACAAGCTGAGTTTGAAGCTGAAAAAGCTTTAAGACAAACAAGTGACAATAAAGCCTTTGTTGCTGAACAGATCGCAGGATTGGAGCTTGATGGCGACTTGAAAAACTCAGTTTCTCAGTTCATGCTAAACAATTTAGTGAGTTCAGATACCGATTTCACTAAAAAGGCTGTAGAAGGCTTCACCGGAGTTTTAACTGCAATCAATGAGAAACACTCAGATGCACTAAAAGAACTTCAGATGAAGTCTGCATTTGGCGGGAATCAACAATCTGGTAGTCAGACTCAACAAAACAATGAACCGCCAAAAGATCCAGATGCTTTGCTAGCCCAAATGATGAAAAATTTTAATTAATTGGAGGAATTACAATGAAAAAAACATCAGTCAATAATTTAGAGTATTTAGATATTTCACCAGCTATTAATGCCATGCAAGTACCAAACACACCGTTTTTAAGCTACTTAATTGGTGCAGGAAAAACTTCACCAGCAAATTCTTCAGAGATCAAATGGCGTGAATATGATATCAACAGCGATGATTCTTCTGAACAACCGGAAGGTGGAGAATATCCAGATGCTGAATCTGGCCGTACATGGTATAGCAACTATGAAGAAATTTTCCGTAAATCAACGTCTGTTTCTGGAACGTTAGATGCTATTAATGTTGATGGCATAGGCAATGAATTGACTAATCAGGTCAAATTACGCGGTATGGAAATGAAGATTGATTTAAACCGCAAACTGATTACTGGTGTTAAAACCGATGAAACAGGTTCTGTTGGTCGGAAGATGAATGGAATCTTAAACTTAATCAATTCTGGAAACAAAGTAGAGACTGCTGCCGCTGGTGCTGTTACTCGCAAAGATATCGATAAGTTATTCTACGCTATGTATACCAAAGGTTATATGGGTGAAAAGCTTTGCTTAGTATCCCCAGACATGCAAGATTTGATGACAGACGAAGTAGACGGTAAATCAACCAAGATCGCTCAGTTCGGTGATACTGTGGCATTTGGTTTGCAATTAGGGAAAATTGTTTCTAACTATGGTTCTGGTATTGCGTTAATTGAACCAGCGCTTCCAACAGGAACTATCGCGGCCTTAGATACAAACTATGTTCAATTACGCCCATTACGCGAATGGAGAGCTGAGGAGTTAGCGAAAACGAGTGATTCTCGTCGCATTGGTATCGTTGGTGAATATTCGCTTGAATACAACGCATCAAATTCAGGGGCGATTTTAAATTTAAAAGCATAGAGACAGTTTAGTAGCTGTCTCTATTTATTTTAAGGAGGAAATAGTATGGCTGAAAAAACAGAGTCTAAAAAAGTAAAAAAGGCAAACACAATTGAATTTCGTGTAGCAAAAGAAAAAAATTTTGTTGGCTTTATGCATCCTAAAACACGTCGGTTTATGACTGTCGATAAAGATGGGAAATTCTTTATTGAAGAAAGTGATGTGGAAGCATTGAAAATTTTGCGAGAAGCCGCTGATATTGTAGAAATCTAAGAGGTGATCATATGGATGATTCACTAAAGAAAAAAATTATTGAGTCATTGAAAAAGCAATTGCCAGAAGCTAATGAGGAACGCTTAAAAATAGTTCTTGAGTTAATTCTCTTGGAAATTGAATCATACAATACATGTGGCAACGAAATCTCTTGGGAAAAGCTACAGGGAGCCATTACAGAGGTTCTATATCAATCCATGAAGAATGAACTGGAGAATGTTATATCGTCTGTAAGACGAGGAGATACCACTATTAGCTATGCAAGTAAGTCTGGAGAAATTAAAGGATTACTTGCAGGCTACGATGATTTAATCAAACGAATTATCGGCTGTGGCGGATTGGAGTTTTTCTAATGAATGAAGTAGATATTCTGGCGACAACCTACAAAGATTCTTGTGTGATCGAGCGTATCAAAGATGTAGTTAATCCTGAAACAGGGATCTCAAAACAAGAGTATGGACCAGTTTATAGCGACCCAGTTAAATGCGCTTTATCTCAATCGCGTTTAGATGGCTTGCCTGTAATAAAAGACGGAGAAATGTTGAATACATCAGTTGACGATTATCAATTATTTGTTCGTCCAACTATTAATATTAAAAAAGGCGATCGCATAACTGTTACTCAGCAAGTAAATGGATTGGTGATTAAGCTGTATGCTAATAAGCCTTTTTATTATCCTAGTCATTGTGAAGTTAAATTGACAGGACGTGATCCGAATGGGTAAGGATATTTCTATTGTCTCAAATGCAGATAAAGTCATTGAGAACTTTAAAAAAATGACTAAGCTTGCGGAGCAAGAAGGGATTGCTTTTGTCAATGATTCGATGAACAAAATAGTTTCGACGGCTAAACCACTAACTCCTGTGAAATCTGGGGATCTTCGCCGCGGGTATAGAGTCCAGGGCGCGAGGGTGCTTTCTGCAGGTAGAATTGTTGGAGCGGTCCGAAACAATGAAAAATATTTCAAATATGTTGAAGAGGGTCATAGAACAAGAGGTGGCGGTTTCGTCAAAGGACGGTTTATGTTGACTCGCGCAACAAATCTAGCTCATATGAGTTATATCCCTAGGAGATTTAAACAAATGGCGATCAGGATTGTTAAGAAAGGATAGATGCTAATGAAAGATAGAATAATTGCAGCGATCAGCAGTAAGTTAAAACAAATCTATTCAGAAGGCACTATCTATCTTGATTCGGTAATGCAATCGACAAAAGATTTCTATTTTGTGCTTTCTGTTATGGAAGCAGGAACTGAGAATGTGGGGATAGACGTTCAAAACATGGCTTTCTTAGTAGATATTGCTTTGGTTGACAACAAAAAAGATGATGAATTAATCAATAGATTGGTCTAGCGATGCGGGACTTTTTTTAATGTTCTCGAAATCGAAGGGAACACAATTTTTCCGGAGGACTATTTGCCGGACAAAGTGGATGGGGTGCAGCACATTCGATTTACTGTTGCCTTTCCACAATACATTGAATGGAGTGAAGAATAGATGCCAGAAAAGAAAAGTAAAACAGGAATTATCTCTGTTGAAAAGCCAACGTGGTTTCCGTTAAAAGATGACTCTGGAGATTTCCCTGTTTATGATGAGCCAATCGTAATGATAATGTGACATTTATGAAATTAGCAGTTGCTTTCCAATTTACTTATTTAGGGCTTCCGTATATTTATTATGGTGATGAAATAGGGATGAATGGTGGAGATGATCCATTTAATAG